ACCGACGTTCCAGCTGACAGTTCAGAATTAGACATTTTACTTGTAGGATTTACCGCTTGGTCTACGATAGTTGCACCGCGTGAACGCCCTAAGAATTTAGTTGTTACACTTTCTGTTTGTGTTATTGCACCTGTATTATCTGCAAACACTCTCCCTGCTGATAGCCCTGTATATCCTGTAGAAGTTCCGTTTAGTTTTACTAATGTAAATGTGCCATCTGTTACTACTGTTTCACCTTGTTTAATTGTTCCTTGTAAATCAGGATAATTTGTCGCGTGATATTTATAATATTTCCCATCTGTATGTAATGAAACTGGAACAGGTGTTCCTGTCGAATCTGCTTCCTCTCCTGCTGTTTCTGTAGACTCTGTACTAGCAGCATTAAAAGCTGAAAGTAATACATTATACTCTGCACTTCCAACAACCACGTTTGCAACTGAATCTACACTAAATTGAGTAATACCTAAACTTGATAAATTACCTGCTATAATGTTTGCGTTTGAACCTGTACCGTCATCATCATTTGCCATACCTACCATTAGGTTAGATGAGTCTGATTGTTTTACCGTTAATACATATTGTTTTTTGCCATTAACTAATGACTCACTTGCTACACTTGAGATAGCTATTCTTATTTTCTTTGATGTATCTGTATCTTCTACTAATGTTAATCTAAAGTCTGATAGATTACCACCCGCTCTCTGTAATGCAAGTGTATAAATATCACTTGTCGCTATAATTGTAATAGTTGTATCAGTTGCTGGCGTGTACTTAGTAGCTAGTCTAAAGCTTATGAAATCGAGTATTTTTGTATTCATTAGAATAAATTATTTTTAAGTGATATTGTTTTCGATAACCTGCCAGAGCGTTTGTACTCCAATATTATATCATATATTTCAAAATTTGCATTTGATTCTTCAAGAATCTCAATTGCTATTGTTTTAAATCGTGAACTAGCTTTAACTCGCTCACCGTTTATAATTCTTTCAGCAACTAAATCAGACAACCCTAATGCGAAAACATATTCCCCATAAACCGCTTCACCGTTTTGTGTAGTCAAATCTGATGGTTCGTATCTTTTCTCTATAATAGGTGTGTTGTTGTTATCAAAATAAGCTCTGACTTGTATGTTAGCATTAGGTGAAACCCCTAGCACCGCTGTGATACTATACAGAGTTTTTTCTTCAGCTACCTCACCCAGTCCGTCATATTCAGTTATATATTTTGATTTATTTGTAGTACCGTCAACTAGCTTGTATGACTTAAACAACTCAAACACTTTTCCGTTTTTATTACTACCACCAAGCAAAGTTCCTTTAACTACTCCTATTGCATTTAGAAAGTGATTGTTTATAATAAAAGGTTGGTATGCTTCTTTTCTATTAAAACATATTAGTACGTTATTTTGCGGACTATCTAGTGCCACTTGTGCGATAATCAAATCATTTTCTGAGTCATACGCAACAAATCCACTTGCCGAGTTTACTTGCTCGTTCCAGTATCTTTCAATCTTACCTCCTTTTATTAGATTAGTAGATTTACCGCTAAACGGATTCATCTCAAATATTCCTTCCTCATTCATAAATATTACACTATCACCCGCTGAAGTAACCATGTTATCGCTATCAGCTCCACGCCCATAGTAACTAAATGATTCTATCTTAGTTCGACTAGATACACTATCACTGGCGTTATTAGGTTGTACCCAATGTGCTTCAGCTCCATGCTTACCGAATATAACAACCCCTGTTCCTCCTTCAATTATTGCCTTTGCAACTGGTATTCCGCAATTATAATCACCGTTTGCATTTGCACCGCTACTACCTGTGAAACCGTTAATAGGGTCTGCATCTGAAAATTGAGCCTTGCCATCCGCTGTTATAAATCCAACTCTTGAACCATCTCTTGCACTTGAAACAATATCATAAACTAATGTATGAAACCATGTACCAGTCTGAGTACTTGTGTATGTTTCTGTTATATAAAAATCATTAATACTTGTAACTGTTATTATAAACGTTCCATTATAATCAGTTGTCCCTGATATAGTAATTTCATCACCTGTAAACAATCCATGTTCAATACTTGTTATCAAAACAGTTCCTGCAACTGTTGAATTAAAATCTTGAACCGCTGTTATCGCTCCATTTATTACTGAATCTTTTGCAACTAATTTAGTTCCATCCCAGTTATGTTGACCACCTGAGTGAGTTATTATCGTTTCAAGTCCAACTTGTCGCGCTGAAATAGTACCAGTAAACGTAAGGTCTCCTGCTCCCGCTGACGGTGTTGTAATTGTTCCGTCTGCCTCTATTACCCTCAATTTTAAATTACTACTTAGAAGTCCAAATACGAGTGTTTGAGAATCACCATTAGTTAATTCATGCTCAGATAAGTAATTTACTACCGTAAACCCTGAAATTTCTGCTGATTCACTAATTTGTTTCACTTTTTGTAAAACTCCTTGCGTGTTATCCATATTCAACTGATAATTTGCACCACTTTTAAATATTTCACCACTCATTCCCTTAGCAAACGGAAAATAGTTTTTTCTTAGCTTTTGGCGATAATTATTTGATATATTACCTCTCATTATTTAACGCGATTAGATTGTTCGATAGCTTCTTGAACACTGGGTGTACTTTCGTTTTCTTCTTTCCACCTATAAATCAAGTTCATCATTTCTGATATAATTATTTCTTCAGACTTTCTAGACTTAAATACAAGGTCTTGTGTCATTGCTGTAAATCTAGGTAAATGTTTAGAATACTTTACGCTAAACTCTAGAAATCCCTCAACGTACCATTTAGAATTACGCTCTGATATGTATTGGCTACCCATAGGTAGTTCGTACTCACCTTTAGGGTAAAACATTGCCAACTCACTTATCTCTAAATCATCAGGAAAAGAAACAGGTGATACTTGATTTTCAATCCATACCTCTAACTTATCTGGTTCAAAGTATCTTAGTTCTGACCTTACATTTGTAATAGCTCTATCTAATAAAGACATAAACACACTATCACTAGGGAGTTGTGCAAGTTGTGCGTCCCTGTAATATATCTGAGTTTCTAGTTCACTTAGTATCATATTGTATTAATTAAAACTTAATAAAGCCCCCCATTAGAGAGGCTCTATAAACTTTAAGCTGTTGAAACAACAAGCTTACCGAATTTCTTTCTATTCTCTGTAGGAACTTGAACTCCCCATGCTGCCTCTGTAAGGTAGTTAAGGTCTGAGTTTTTAGATTCCTCACGAGTGAATGATTTTACTGGCAACGGATTTGCTAGTTCAATCAGTCCTGATGTACCTAGGTAACAGTGAGCTTCTTGTGTACCAACTGCAACGTTAGCTAGATTTTCTGTGAAGGCAATTTTACCAAACTTAGAAATCAAAGTCATAACTGTAGCTGAATCGTCTGTAGCACTTAGCTGTGCAAGGTTAGCAACTGCATCTGATGTAGCTGTACCAACTGCAACTTGTGTAGATGAAGTAGTATCTGGTGCGTTAATCAAAGCAACTAAGTTAGCTTTTGTTGCATCTGCATCACCACCGATAAGGAAGTTACCTGCAGCTGAGCCAATACTTGATACTGCTGTAAATGCTTGTCCTTTAATTGTGATAACTTGACCGTTTGAAGGTTGACCTGAGAAGGTCAAACCAATTTGGTGTCGAGCTTGATTAGAAACATAGAAACCAACTCCTAGCATGTTCATACCAAGAAAACCATTTTTCATGATAGCGTCTGCATAGTTGAATCCTGCACTTGCTCCTTCTGTTTCAAATTCTGCTAGTACGTCTGGTGTTGCTGCTAGACTCATGTCTGCATACTCACCTGAGCTATTAGCAACTTTTGCTTTAGCTTTAGCAAGAACTTTCTTAGCTGTTCGAGTAGCGATAACGATTGGGTCACCTGCTGTACCTCCCATATCTCCGTCATCAATCGTGATATCTGATTTAGATACCTCACCTAGGAAATCTCCGTCCATTAGTGATACTAATTCTTTACGAGCTGATTTATATTGTTTTAACAAGAAATCACCAGCATTTTGGTAAAGCTTTGCATCAAATTCGTTTTGTGTAAATGAGTATTCAAAGTCTCGGTTAACCACTAGTTGAGTTTGTGTATTAGTGAAAGTTTGAATTGTGTTATCAGCTCCACGAGTATTTACTCTCGCTTTACCTTCTGGTGTGTTGTCATAGTTGTAAGTCTTACCTGCTCCACCACGAGATAGTGCATTATGTGCAATCTTACCTCGTAGTTTTTCAAATACTGACATTTTCTCGACGTGGTCTTCTAGTTTTCCGAATACTTGTGCATATACTGCATTAAAGTTATTTGTAGCCATTTTGTAATGTGTTTAGGATATATATCCTTCCATTGTATTACAACTTTGATAAATCTATTTCGTCCAGCGATTTACCACTCAATAAAGATTCCAAGTCAACCTCGGTCTTTTTACTAGGTGTATCAACTGAATTTGTAGTAGATGACAATTTTAGTGTGGCAAGCTTCTTAGAAGCATTAGATACAGGATTGTTTTTTAAGTAAACCTTAATAGCTGAATCAACTCTACTTTGAACGTCTCCGTCAAAGGTGTGATAAGCTTTTACAAAGTCTTTATTTTTTAGGATTGATGTTGTCGTAGCTCCAAGCGTTTTCGCCCAAATTTCAACTGCATCTTTTCGGTTATCAATTTCCTTACGTTCCCGCAATTCTTTGATTTCCTCAATACTTAATCCCATTTTTTCTAAAGATTTTGCTACAGCTTCATCAGTATTAGAGATAGTTTCTTCTTCTATTTCTAGGTCAAATGAATCCATTAGTATCTTTGCCTTATTTACTTGGTCTTTTCTTCCTGATGAGAACATCTTTTGAATTTTCTCAATTCGTTCAGATTCGTCCAAGCTACCGTACTTGTCAATTAAGGCAAGGTCAGTATCACTTAAAGCATTCGCATCTGCGGTTTCGATTGTTTCTTCTTCTTCTACTGCTGTAGGCAAAGTTTCTTCAATTTCAGGTGCAGGTGTTTCTGCAACGTCTTCTTGAGGGTCATCAGCTAAGGCAGCCAGTTCTTCAACTGTGGCGTCAGTTTTTCCATCTTCGGAGGTCATGTGTAATAAAGTTAGTAATTATAAAAGAACAATTAAATTATAAACTACTTAAATTACTTTGTAAACACTTTTTTATCTTTCTAGTGCTTTTTGTTTATATTCGGTCTCAAAGTCTCTCATAAATGAGCTAAAGGTCGCACAACCTAAGTCCAAGGCTCGTGCTATATTGATTTCATGTAGACTGTCTGATGCTATTACATCCATCTTTTTAGCAGCCATACCAAACTCAATAAATTCTCCATACTTTCCTACGAACTCAAAGAACTCTTTTGGGTCTAACTTACTATCTACCATAGCATCAATTATTCCTGTATGTACTGCAAGCGATTTATATGTATTCATTATATTTGTGGTAATTCAGGTGGTAATTCAGGTGGCAACTCTGGAACAGGTAATGAGAAGTCTTCTTTGTTAAACTTAATCTTACCGTACTTATTATTAAAGTAGTAATCTGCTGTCTTTATATAAGCTTGTGTTTCTGGATTAAGTAACTGTAGGTCATTGCGAGCATCTTGCATTTCAAAGAATGATTGGTCATCTAATATGCCATCAAGTTTAGGTGTCAAAGCAAACTCTGTTTCTTCGTTTTCTTCAAGGAACTCTCTTATTGTAATAGGTACTGCATCAAATTGACCATTGTCATTCATCATTAGCTTCTTATCTTCTTCGTCTTTATCTGAGTAAAAATAATCTCCTACTTTAATATATAAATCTTTATCGTGAAATTCACTATCACCACGTTTTAACATATAAATAGTTTCCATAGCGAACTCTTTATCTACTACTGAATTCTCTGATAATACATATCTGTTTGTTTTATCTGTTTCATATTTACGAGATTTTTGTTGTCCGTCAGTTGGTGCGTAATCAATTAATACTTTCCAGTCAATCCCTGTTCTTATAGTTGCTTCTTCTATTAGAAAAGCTCTCCAAGTAGTAAATATGTTTACATTAGGGTCAAAAGTTAGTTGGTCTGTTTTAATAGGATTCGTTCTATCTTGCTTAATATAAAAAGGGCTCTGACTTCCTGCTCTCTTTGTAGCTAAGTATTGATTCCATTTGTTTTTCATTTCAGATACATCATCTGCATAGAATACCAACAACGGGTCTGAAGCTAATATAGCAGCGTGTGAGCTTGAATTAACAATAACTGTTTCAAGGTAAGCTAAAGGATAAAGCAAGTCTAGTACACCATACCCATGATACCCTCGTGAAGCTTCTTTATACACTCTACGTTTAACAGGACAAAACCCATCACCGTCATCGTCTACCCAGAAATAATCATCACCGTCCATTTGCATTTCTTTCGGCATATATGCACCACCTCCTATCAATACATTGTATTTCTTTAACGCATAATCATAATACTTAACAACTCCGATTCTTTTTCCTTTTTGGAGAACTTGAACAGTATCAATAGATACTTCTTCGTATTCATCATTTACATCAAACGGGAACCCATACTGAATCTTTTTTAGAATATCTTTACCATACCCAGCCACCACTTGACCTACTGTTAAATTCTCAATAGTAATTAAATCAGTTTCTCCATAATAACCTCGTACGTTTTCCCACTTAATAGATTTTTGTTGAATCTTAATAACTCTGTCATCTTTCTTTTGATACTCTTGTGTAATCCAACACTCTCCATAAGCCAAATCTTTCTTAGCATCTTTTATCATTTTCTCTCGTCCTCCCTTAGCTCCTGAAAAACCAACTAACTCAGAGAAATTAAAAGCTGTATCGTGTTTTTCAATAGGTGCTTCTATTTGAGTTGGGCTAAACTCTATATTATCAGGAAACAATTTAGCTGTCGAAACATACTCAAACCCTTTACGCATAATATTAGAAGAAAAGACTTTATTAGCCTTGACTTCTTCTTCACTCTCAGAACCCAATAGTTTTTGCATATACTTTGACAAGTATTCACGAACCGTTCTACGTCTATCAAATTCATCATTCTTTATGTCATACCTCTGACGTATAAAAGAAACGGTATCAACATCGCTTTGAACTCCGACTCCTGTAGGTTCTAATTCCATTTATATTAATGTTTTAAAATATTCTATTTCCTTCTCGCATTCAGTAACATAGATTTTCATTCTTTCTATTGCATTCTCTGCTGCTTCTTTCTCTGTTCCCCATACACCACCGTCAATCTTAAACTTAGAACGTGGAAAAGGTAAAGGCATTTCTGCTTCTTCATCCCAACAAACAAACGTTCCATCTGAAGTCTCTTTAAGAACTTCTTTTTTAATGATTTCATTCTTACCGTCAAAGTAAATATGTGTTAATCCTGTAGGATGTATGACCTTATCAACTCCATCCAACATAGCTTTGTCTATCTTATTCATTAGCCAAGCTTTTGGTTCGTCTGGTGCTTTTACATTATATAATTCTTCATACTGTTTTTGTACTTCTTTTAATGTTGTCATTTTATTTGGATTAATAATTTCTATTTTATTATAATAGAACACTTGACTATTGTAAACACTTTCTACAAACTCACACCAAATCTATCAAAATTATCTACAGGTGCATAATGTTCAACCACTTCTTCATGTGGTGGTCTAGCTACTTGGTCTTGATACGCTGTGGCATCAGAACAGTCATCATTATTACTGATAGGAAATCTTAATAGTTCATTCTCTAAGTCATCACACTCACCTTCTATATGAAACACTGAATGAGAAGTATACCTTGGAATTAATCCTCGTATTCTAGTCTCTTTCTTTGTGCCACCATGCTTTAGCATAACTATAGGCATGTATACATTTCTTTTTCTCATTTCTTCTTCTAAGAATGGCATTATAGCAACAACCGCCATTGTCTCCTCTAATCCTACAACCTCTAAGCCTTTGGGACTCCAATAAGACCATAACTCAAATATCTTATCAATCAATTCACCTGTATTTAGCTTCTCTCTCCACGCTTTAAAGTGCCACTTGTTGTCTTGGCTAACAAAGTTTAAACAAAACCCTGAAAAGTCCGCTCCTTCGTCTTTTTTTACCGCTGAATCAATTGTAAGAAACAATCTGTATTTCTTATTAAATACCTCGCTCATCTTAATAGAGTTAAAGTATTCTCTTTTAAACTCTCTATCCGCACCACTAACAGGGTCGCACATATATTCACCATACCAGTCTTCCGCATCTAATCTTATTTTAGTACATTTCTCTTTTGTGAAGTAATCCCACGTTGGTTCTTCGTTCTCATTTAGTAATGGCGTTATGCTTACAACAACATTCTTGCTTATCATATTTTGAATCACTCCCAAATCAGTTATGTAGTTAGCTGTACATACATACCCACCATCTACAGATAAACCTTGCACCGCTTCATCAACCTTACTTATAATGTTACTAGTCTTTGTATCACTGTCTGCACTCTCTCTATCCTCGATATCATCAAACCATATCCAGTCAGGACGATAAGCATCTTGAACTTGTCCACGTTGTGTTTTACCTACTGTACTAGATAAAAGCTTTACTCCACAACTCATAGTAAATGACCCCATTGTTTCCTCTCTTTTCTTCTTAGTTTCATTATCAAACACATCTCCATAAATAGGCTGAACTTCAACCATTAGATTATATACATCTGTTACAACTTGTTTAGAGTTTGCACCGTCCTTAGTTAATACTTTCAAAAACTTTCTACTATGGTCTAAATCATTCAGTAATACAAAAGCAACAAATAATTTAAGTAGTGTTGTTTTAGCACACCCACGAAATCCTATGTTTAAGTAATTCAGCTCCCCTCTATATGATTTAATATAATTCATCATCATTCCCTCATGGAACGGTGCAGGATTATGCTTAAAGAACCTAGGGTAGTTAGTAGAGAATAATCTAAATTTCTTGTATATCTCCTTAGTTGTATTATCTTTATTAAAACCAAACAAGGCTATTTTCTCCTCTTTAGTTCCTTCTATTAAAATACGTCTTAATTCTTTTTTATTATCCATTACATTGAGCCTAGTAATTTATCTACTGCTATCTTTAATTCTGGATTAACCTTTTCCGCTCCCTTCTTATCTGTATTTTCTCCCATAAGCATAGAGTATCTCTTTTGTTTTCTCTCACCTATTCTGTTTAGACTTTCTAAATCACTTGGTTTAAAGAATTCGCCTTTATTTGCCTTGTTAGCGTATTCAGCTATATGGTCTCCCTCTATACCCTGTATCTGTTCTAAATGCTCTAAATCAATCTTGGCTATCCTTATGACATCACTAGACTTCTCTATAACACCGCCCTGTCTAAGTTCGTCTAACTTATTATAGGCACTCGCACGACTTAACCCTGTTTGCTCAACCACTTCTGATGGTTTTATGTCAGGGTTCTTTATAGCAATTTTTGCTACATCTTTTAAGTTCTTTTTAGCATCTTTTCTCATTTTCTTTTAATTAAATCATAAATAGCTGTCATACCTTCCTCTGTTTCAAGATACTGTAATACATCTACATAAGAATTATCATTAGTTTCTTCTATAGATATTTCATCTACTACCCCATAACTATAATCTGTGTGCAAAGTTTTACTCATTTTGTTTTAATTAAATTATCGTCAATCTCAAACTCTAGTATATCTCCTACTTCTGTCTTATTATTATCAACAACAACCTTGCTTACTTTAAACTCTACTTTCATCCCTCTTATTATAGTTAATTAATTCTTTTTGTAAAGCTTCTTCTTTTTATCGCCATTCCCAAGCATTTAGATTTAAAGTCTTTTTGAAATAGGCTTAAGGAGCTATACAAATTTAATTGATTTTTTTAACCTTTCATGCGACTTTCCCTGTGAGTTCCATTCCCTGAGCTTTGAGTTTAAATGCTGTTTTATAGGATGTATTATTTTAAAAGGCTAATACATTAGGAGGAGAGATTTAAACCTCTCTATGGTGCTATACAGTTAATTATTTACCTATGTTGCTGACTACATACTTCCACAACATAATTAACTTATCAATTATTTATTATACAAGGATTCCCAGTTGTCTGGTCTACCCAATTTAACGCATGAAGGCTGAAAGAACAAAGTTAGTGCTATAATTGTTTTACACCTAACTTATAAGCGAGATAATAAAAACTGCCTAGCCCGAGGGGATAGACAGCTAAGACAGTTTTTATATGATATTCGATTTAATCTATCCCTAGTAAAATCAAAAGCCAAGTTAATTATATTTATTTATTTACATCGTGTCAAACTCTTTTTATAACTTTATTATTAGCTCTCTTCTCTTCCTCATATTCTGCTATTACCTCATCGAGTGTTTGTTACTTAGTCATGTTATAGTTTGTTAGTTAATTCCTTATTCCCTCAGCCCTCACTACCGAAGTAAGTAAGAGCAATAATAATAACTCCATTGTTAACGAGACAATGAAGGCTGAAAGAACACTTAATGTTTATTTCTTCCTATATATGAATCCTTTGTTAATGCATCTTTTATATTCCAACCTAAATAAAATCTGTGATATAAGGTGCTTGAATTAATGCCAACAAATTCAGCCCATTGTGCAACAGTCTTTCTTTTACCATTATATTCTAGAAAAACATTATTTATTTTATTGTTTTGTTGCTCCTTATTAGTTGCCCATCTACAGTTATTTTTTAAATATCCCTTACCCCCATCTACTCTATCTAAGGTTTTGTTTTCAGGTCTATCTCCCATGTCTTTATAAAACCCCTCAAACGTTAGCCATTTATCGCAAATAGTTATTCCGCGACCCCCATAAAAATTATAGTTTTTATTATTCTTATTTAGACAACGAGACTTCATATTCTGCCAAGTATAATATTCTCTACTTTTTTTCATATTATGCTTAGTAAACCTCTCGCTTGCTTCTTCTTTTTTTAGACAACCACAAGATTTAATTCTACCATTAGCCAAGTGAGACATATCAACTGTTTTTATAGTCCCACAAGAACACTCACATAAAACCCTTCTTTTTTTATTACCATTAATAGATATGGCGGGACTGCTTTCTTTTATAATAGTAAGCCTGCTAAATTCCTCTCCAGTAGTTATTAGTCTTTTTTTAGACATCAGAACGGTAAATTATTAATATCTTCCTCCGTAGATACTTCGTCCTTCTTTTTATATTCCTTGTTAGGAAGAAATTGGTCTATCTCTAGATAGTGAGTAGTTCCTTTTTCACTTGGTTCTCGTCTTTCTTTTACTACACAATTTACCCATTTATTTTTTAGGTTTTCTTGTAGCTTTTGTACATCTTCCTCGCTAAATGAAATCTTCATCATTTTTCCGTATTGTGTCTCGATTTCTTTTCCGTTGCCCACATAGACTTTTTCGCTCATGTTATTGTTGGTTAAAATATATTAGTATGTTTTCTCTTTGTGCTTCTATTAGTTTGTGGCAATTTTCTTTATCTGTGTATGGTAATTCAGCTTGACTTTGCCACATAATGCTACAATTTATCATTATTTCCTTGTAATTATGGTCATAACAAGGATAGTGTTTCTCTTGATGTACATCACCCCAATCACAATCCAAAATCAAGTCATTCTCTTGTGCGTATTTCCAAATTGCTACCTTAGCTTTTTGTCGTGCAGCCTCTTTTACTACTTGTTTTTCTGTTTCATGAACCCCCATAGAAACTTCATACCTCCAAGTGGTTTTATTTCGGAATTCATCCTCACATATATCTCTATCCTCCCCCATGTGAAAATAGATTTTCCCCTCCTTCGGAAAGAAATATCTAGGTAAGTCTTTCTTTTCCTCTAGAACTTCGGGATTATCTTTAATCGCTTTTCTTAGTTGTTCTGCCGTGATTGTCATGTCGCCGATTGTAATTTGTTTCATCTGTTTTTTTGGTTAATTAGTATATTGATTGTAGCGTTTTTATTTAGTTTTGTCAAAAGATTTTCGTGTTACCTCTTTGAATTTTATCTCTACTTCTTCCCTATCACTATGTATTTTATCTATCTGTTTATATCTGAATATCATACTGTCATCGAATCCCTTTATAATCTCCCCTAGATAATCTTCTAATGCTTTGAAATAATTTGATAAATCTTTTTTCTTTATCGTGTCATTGAGGTTGTACCACTTTGAGTAAAACTTCATTGATAATTCTAGTACCTTCTCATCTGGGATAATTGTAAAGGTTGAATTCTTATAGGTTTTTGCTAATTGCACCCATTCAATGTATTTCTTGGATTTGAACCTCCGACCTGTCTTGAAGTTGGTCGCATATAAAGCATTTACACTTGGTGGCATTGGTAGAATTATCTTATTCATTTTATATTAGTTAGTTTTTTAACTAATGATATAGTATTAAATAGATAGAATTTTTCATTTGCAAGGTCATATCCATATTCTTCTTCAGCATCTTGAAATCCTTTTCTTATTTTATTTAATTCTTCCAATATTTCTTTTTTTATTGTTTTATTATTCATTTTATATTTTTAATTTCTCGCTCTATATACCAAACACACTTCAATAAATCTTGTTTTTTGTCGTCCTTTTTCCCTGCTCTTAATACATACTTTACTACATTGCCAAGGTTGAATCCTAAATCAAAGGCTTCTATAACCTCTATAGACTCCATAGAGCCACTTTTGTAATGGTCTGGATTAATAGCATCTTTTTCTGAATAACATTGCTCAGTCCAGTCCTTATTGTCATCCGTTGCCTTTTGCCAGTTTATACCTCCAAAGCGACAAATGCTTACACAATCTTTTACTAGTTCACAAATATCGCATTGGCACATTTTAAAGGAGTTTTTGAACACAGTATTACTGCCATAAAAAAAATGACAGCTAGAGCAAATCCATTCTGGCTCTTTGTCTGACGTAAATATTTTATTCATTTTCTAGTTGTTTAATAATGTCTCTTTTCTCGTTTTCTAATCGCGAACTCACTCCGATTCCGTATAGTTTTTCACGTTCTATTATTTTATCCCGAACTTCTTGATATTTAATAAGTAATTGGTGTATCCTAGTCATTTTGTGGTTTTTTAATAATATAATGTTGAACTCCGTCTATAACAAAACTCTTTTTTATCTCATCACCCGCAAGAGCAATAGCAAAATCATTCCCTAGCTTGCGAAAATAATTTTTCTCGCCTTTATACTTAAACGGTAATTCTATTGTAGTAACTCCATGCGCTCTTTTTCTATATATATATCCCTCACGTTTTCTGCTGTCTCTTACTCCCGAATCCATCCACTCGTTATTCATTTTGTTTGGTTATAGTATATCAATTGTAGCAGAGAAGTGTATTTCTGTCAACACGTCTGCCTTGTTATCTTAGAAATAGTGTGTTAATCTAGCAACTTGTCCGTTTTCTTTTGAGTGAATAAAACCCTCTATTGCTTTGTGGGATAAATATCCATTATCAAAGTGCCATCTATCTGTACCTGATGGACTTCTCATGTACTCAATCGTAACTCCTACATAGTCTTTAGCTGTTTGAGTAACCTTTTTCATTTTATGGTGTACATGGTGTAGGTAAACATACCTATATTTAGTTTTTGACCACATAATTGGTGCTTCTTGTGCCATAATCAAAGGGACATTAATTTCTTTTGCTCCATCACCATGACTAGTTCCTATAAGTGAATTCCCATACATATGATATTTCCTATGTTTAATACTTGTATCAAATTCAATATCTGTCTTTGCGAACCAACTAGCAATAGAATCTGCTAAAAAATACCCACTCATATAATCATGATTTGAGGGATTAAAAATCACCTTTAATTTAGCTTCATCCATTAATTGCTCTATAACCTTGATAAATGTTCTTTTTGCTACTTGAAAAGCATCCATCCACATTCCATCAGTATCCTGTGGTGTTCCTGCTGTTGTTTGTCTAAATGGTGTATCAATATGTAACATATCATTTCCCATAATTAAATGGATTTCATCTATATGAAAGTTCTTAGACTTCTCTAGAAGACCTACAACTCCCTCTAAGCATCTTTTTTCTGCAATCTTTAAGTTATACTTATTATTTGTTTCTGTCTTCGTGGCAAGCTTACCAAAGTGTACATCTGCTAGGTCTACTATTAATAAATGACCATTATTTTTAACTTCGTAAGAAATCTTTTTATATTCTGGTGAATATTCTTTCATATCAATTAGTATTTCATCTCTCATATCTAGATATGTCTTTGATGGTAGATTGTTTTTAATATGAATACTTGCACCATCTACCTTTAACCAACCATGATTGAAATCCTGCTCGAATCCGTTTTCCTTTAAATGTTCTTGAAACGTGTTTAACTTTTTCTTACACTTTGTCACACTTCTTCTTGAAATTCCTAGTTTTTTAGAAATATTGACTTCTGTTAGGTGTAAATTGTCTTGAACATCTTGCATCATTTTCTTTTCTTTTTGTTGCTGATTCCGAGATTTTTTGTAAGCCATTTTAATGTTTAATAGATAGTTGTCCTCCCAGCCTGTTAATGTCGTGTAGTAATTTGTCAGTAGCCTTTGCCATTATATCCGATTTAACTTGGCTTGTCTTTTTTCCGTTCAAGTATATTTGTTTAAAGAATTCTTTTGCTGAGTCCTCTGTCCAACTTGCGATAAAGTTTCCCATTTTATACTCAATACCCAAACCCTCTAATTCAACTGCTAAATCCGCGAACAAAGCGTGAATAGTGTTGTTTTGCTTTGGAGTTCTCTTTGGTTTTCTAATTACACACTCCCACATTCCATCTGGCAGTTCTTCTACTTCGTTAGTAATATCCTTCATTTTAAAGTCAGCGTTCTTGTTGAATTTAATTATTTTCATTTGTAAGTATCTAAGATACGCTTTTTGTTGTACTCGCTCAATTCTCCATACTGTTTAAATGTGTATGGTTTAAGTATCATGACAGTTGCCTGTTCAAATGTTTTTCCTGTTTTGATTAACTTCTCAATCATTCCAGAAAATTTAACATCTTGTTCAGAACTTTGTAGTTTTTCTATTTTCTTTTTGTTATCGGGTTTATGTCTATTGTATGTCATTTTTTAGTAGGTTAATATTTTCTTCTATTAGTAGTTCAAACTCTGCGATTCTTTCTAGCATCTGTTTTTGTAGTTCAGTGTCTTTGTCTACCCTGAACACGTATAATTGTTTTGCTTCTGGAAAGTCTGGGCAATATGAAATAAAATCACACCAATCACGACCAGTAACTAACATATGAAAGTGAATTTGCCATTTATAAGATGAGGGATAACCACCTTTTTTTAATGTCTTAAAGTGAGTAGATGGTATTACGCACTTTATTTCTATTACTCCATTTTCTCCGACCAATCCATCTGGACTATCTCCTAGGGTATCTTTTTCAAAGAATCCACCATTTTTTACCTCTACCATCTCATTTATTTCATACTCATTTCTTGCTACTGGCTCTAATTCCGTGCCACGCTCCATAACCGAGCTTGTATAGTAATCTTTTTCTATTTTCTTACCATTGAATCGCTCCAATGCAATGTGTGCAGCATAAGCCTTTGCAGGTTCTCCAAATGCTTTACCAAAGTTTGCCATAACTTTCGCAACTGCACTTGAAGTTATGCGACCCGAACGCATGTCAAACCATTCTTCGCTGTTTTGGTTTATGTCGTAGTATTTCATAATTGGATTGTTTTAGCATCAGCATCAGACAAATCAAAGTGTTTTCTCAATCCCTCTATCGTAATTTCTCCCGCTTTTAAACTTGCCTTAGCTTTTGACCATCTGGCGTGTTTTTCGTTTAGAACTTCTTTTCCTTTTGGTAATACTGTAGATATACCAACACCACCAGACTCACCAGTTGATGGATTCTTAACTGACATATCCACAAATAAACTAACTTTAATATTTCTCCAATCTTCTACAAAATAAGAACCCGTAAACTTTTTAATAGAAAGGGAATTTTTAGCATTAATCACCATTGGTTTTATGTCTTCTATAAAATAAGCGATATTTGCGTCTATTTTTCTACCCGCAACCTTAGTTCCCCACTCTTGCCTTACTTCTTTAATTGTGAATACTAATGATTTTTTTTCGTCAATCATTTCTTCTAAATCTGCGACTCCTAGGTGGTCGCTTTTGAATACTTTTCTGTAGTGTGTTTTCATCTTAATTATTGGTTAAAGTATATGCTTCATTCTCTGCTGTAATTTCTCTAAACATTTGAGACATTTTATCTTGTCCTTTTTGTCTTAAATCATTAAGACTTTGTAGCCTGTTGTCTTTTGCTTTGTTGTACATGGTTATTTTGGTTAAAATATAGTTTATTAAAAAACTTATTAGACCCCTCATTGAGAGGTCTGTAAGGTTTCTATTGAATTTATGACATCCTGTTTATTCTATCCTGATGAGTATTTTTATTGTCTACATCTAACTCACATTGAGTATACCCACTAGCATAAGCACATTCCAATAATTTAGTAATTTCTTTTGTAAAATCCTCTTGTGAGGTAAACTCTATTTCATTGATTTTTTTCATAATCTTTGTTGCTGTTTCTTGTCGGTCTTTCATGGTTATTTGGTTAAGGTATTTAAATTTTACCAGAAATAAATAATTAGGTCAACACATTCGGCTAGTCATTCGTTATGAGTTATGTTTTTGTATATGTTTTAAATGTATATCAAACAATTCCTTTTCCCGTAGGTAAGGGGTTTCTTTAAAGTGAGCTTTATTGTGGCAACTCCTGCACAATCCTATTAGATTGCCTATCGTGTCATCTTTTTTTCTGCTTCTAAACACAATATGATGAATATCTGATGCAGGTTTTGCACAAACCTCGCATGGTACATATTCACCATCAGTAAAATCAAAAAATCGCCGATATACTTCTTTATAATTCATTTTCGCATTTTTTACATACGTTTAATAATTTACTCATTTAATAGCTTTAAAAACACTTCTCTGTCTATTTTAATTATTCTGTGGGTAGTTGTTCTAGCAGGTGGTAATAAGTTATACAAAACAGCTCTTGTAAGCGTTTCTGCATAACATTCTTCAACCTTATGTCTTTTAGTGTTTCTGCAGTATTCTGTTGGCTGATATTGCTCACGTTCAAATGCTCTTTTCCAGAACATTCTTCGTAATGGCGTTTTCTTTTCCATATCAAACCAATGAGCTGTCTCATGAATTATAACGTGCTGAATCATATCTTCTGGTATTTTTCTGCTTATACGGATTGCATTACTGTCAGGATAATATCTTCCGTACGTTCCATTTGGTAGTTCAGTATAAATTCTAGTTGGTAATGCAAAAGAACTTGAAGTAAAATATAGAGTTGCTAGTATGACAGCCATTAGTGTTAATGTTTTATTCATTGTTTAATTAATTTAGCATTGTTGTAATTTATCCAAAAAAGAAATGCTTTTTTCCCAGTCTCTTTTTCTCCACTCCTTATAGGGCAACATCCACAAGAACCACAAGTACCAAGGTTTTTATTATAACTAAACGTGAACCTTTTGCGGTCTACTTTTAAAACCTCCCTTGTTTCTTTCTTAGTTTGCCAGACATCGCCAACTTTATGTATGAATCTTTTTTTAGATTCTTTAGGTGTTGTTATTTCATAATTCATTTGTTTAGGGTTTAAAATTCTTCCTCTAATTCCATTATTTTACGAGAAATTATCCCATGAGTTGAGTTTTTATGGGAAACATCTCTAATGCTATTTAAAACCTCAATCTTTGCTTCTCTCTTTGCCTTTTCTATTTCTTTTTCAATGAAACTTGCCCAATGACTTTTTAATGCTCCCAAAAGACTGTGATTTTGTTTATTAAACTTTTCAAATCTTTCTCGCCAGCCGTTTACTTCTTTATTCATTGTTTAATTATAATAAAAGTGAGTAACATTTTTTAACCACGCCTCTGGTCTATCATCTCCCGAGTACCTTATAGCAAGCTCAATGTCTGGAAATCTACCATATAACCTTTTCCATAAATCCCTAAAGTATAAATGAGATGTCTCAAATCTTTGTCCGTTAATTGTCGCGGGGAATTTAGCAGGCTTTCCTTGTATTTTAATTCCTAAGCAATTATCTAATACAGTAAAATTCGTAACAATTCCGCAGTTCCTTGTTTCGTGCATTGCAACCGCTAGACTTAGTTTTCTCAAATCCGTTCCATCTGATAGAAAATATTCAGATTCTTTTTTTTCTTTTTCCCACTCAACAGGATTCTCAAACATACTCACCAATTCTACTTGGGCGATATTTCTATCTGGATATAGCTCATGGAATCTTGGTTCAGCTCCTACAGTCGGTAAAGCAATTCCCACAAATAGTACTACCGCCGCAATACTCATTTCTGTTATTACATACTTGAAATCGATTTTTGTTTCTGTCATTTTATTTTGGGTTATATTGTTGAAGTTCAAATGTTCTTTGACTCATTAACTGATTTAAATCCTCCTCAGGCATTTTATCCTGAAGCAAAACAAATCCAGTTAAACAGAACAACAATGTAAATATTCCATACACCACCCACTCCTCTGGGTAAATTTTTGCCACTTCTATCGAGTCGATAGATTTTTTCATGAAGCCGATTATTTTATTTAAATTTTTCATTTTTATTTGGTTAAATTTTAATTTATTTTTCTGATTGTCCTACTACCCACGAATATTCTAGTAATGTTTTTATGAATACAATCTGACTAGTGCTAAATAATTTCTCAAGGCTTTTTTCTTGTGTCTGATACCATTTTTCGAAACTCATTTTTATTTGGTTAAATATATTGGCTTTTTTCGTAATCATCTCTCGCTACCGCTTCCTCGTTTACTATTTCCTCGTTTTCTTCTTCACATACTTCACACGTTTCAAACTCATAGTCGTCTAGCGGTTCTTTACAGTATTGGCAATTCATGATTTTTTTGGTTAGTAATCGTTATCTAGTATATAGAAGTTTTATCACCATGTCAACACTTTCTGCTGTTTCTTTTTATTATATGTTTTAAAATATAGTTAATTGGTCTGTATATACCTTTAATCGTGCCATTGCACCGTCATAATACTCTTTATCTAGTTCACACGCTGTTAAATCAAATCCTAGGTTATGACAGGCTAAAGCTATACTTCCAGAGCCTAAATGAGTATCTAATATTTTATCTCCCTCTTTTGCGTAATTCATTAGAAGCCATTCGTAAAGCTTTACAGGTTTTTGTGTTGGGTGGATTCTTATTTCTTTATTTTTCATATCTCCTTGAATCATTCCGTGCCAAGTAAAGACAAATTTTCTAACCGCTGTTTTAAAGCTAGAATAAGCCATTTCGCAATCCGCAAAATCTGTCTTCCCATTAACTTTATCCCAAACAATCCAACAGCTACTGTTTGCTTCGGGTATATTTTCAATAAAATGATTTGCACCCCAAATTATCTGATTTTTAGAAACTCTTTTTAATTCCGCGAAATATTCTTTATTTGGAGCTGATTTATCCCAATTTTTTGGGGTATACTTTTTTGCTTTAGCTTTCTTGCCTCTAGAATGATTTTTTTTTCCATCCTCTCTTATCCCATAAGGAGGGTCAATCAAAGCCAAATCAAAATAATTATCTGGATAGCGAGCCATTAGCTTCATATTGCATTCATTTGTTATATTCATTTTTTATTTGCTCTAAGAACTTCATTTTGTAAGTTTATGATTTTCATCACGAGTTTTTCATTACTCCATTTCAGCATTGTTAGCTGTTTTTTTGATAACTTTGTTATAATTAGTTTTCTCATTTTTAATTATTATGACGCGATAATGTAGTTTTTCCAGTCATACCTCTATTGAATCTCGCGGAATTCTCAGTAATTTCTTTCACGAACCTCCTGACGTTGTTTTTCTTTAATAATCTTTCTTGTTTTGCGTATAAATTCTTTATAGCTGATTTAGTTTTATTCTCTATTCCAATAGCCTCAAATCTAAGCTTATCAAATTCAAAAGTCTTTGTTTTCAACTGAAACTTTGATTTTCCATTTTCTGCAAACTCATTTTCCGCTTTTAATCTATCTTCTTTGTACTTATGTCCGAAGTATGAAGTAAAAACAACAATCGCGGCAATCTGGTCATTCATTTCTATAGAATTCCAGTAATTAATAACTTTTTCTTCTCCGTTTAGCGTGTAGGTTATTTTATGGTTATAGTATCTCATTGTATTTGGTTAATTATTTTAATTCCCTAAGTAGTAATTCGTAAAACTCGGCAATTTCCTTTTTATGCGCAGCAATCCATTTCTTGCTTTTTGGTTGTGGCTCTATTATATTTCCTAACTGCAAAGGTGTAGCAGTTTCTCTGTCAAATGCAACTCCCAGCATTGACTCATAATTAATCCTATTTTCCTTTTCATCATTTGCATAAATCAATCCCTGTGATACTCCACATGAGAAACTTCTCATCATTAGCTCCATTATCTTATCTTTACTCATTGTATTTGGTTAAATTTAATAGTCTTTAGGCGGTTACAGACGTTTTAGCTTGTTTTAGGTACTATCTACCCACTCATTACCTAAGTCGCTCTATATTAGCCAATAATTCTTCTAATTCTTTATGACTTTTTGCTACAAAAGAATACTCTCTAAAATATCCGCGATATGATGCCTCTAGACTTGGATAGTATCCAATAACTTTTTCCTCTGTTTTTTTGTTTTATTACTAATGTATGACTCTTTCACAACCCAGTTATTAGGGTCGTTTTCGATGAATACGTTTTTATGTAGTTTGTAAATCATTTTGATTTTTGGTTAATAATCGATATCAAGTGTAGCTTATTGCGTGTTATTTGTCAATATTAAATATGTTTTTTATGCTTACATAAACAAGTGTTATTTGTGTGCTCCAACTTATCATTACATCGTAAGAACAATCCTTTGTGATATTTTAATCTATTTCCGATAGGTTCCCCCTCTTTTATTTCATTCTTAATAATTCTTTCGTCGTCTACGTATTTGTCACACCAATTTGCAAATTTCGTAATACTATCTATATCCTCTTTATTCATAGATGCATAGTTATTACACAATCCAAATATTAAGTTTCTGATGTCGTTTTTTTCATAAATCATTTTTATTTATTATTAATTAAAATCCGCTTTGTTCATCTGGTGAAAGAAAGTGGAAATTTCGTTTCACTATGTCAAATGTCGCCTTGCTATTACCAATAAAGCTACCTTTACGATTCTTTGTTATAGAGAAATTAGTATAATCCTCATTATTATCGCTAGTTCCGCGAGATAAAAGAATTACGTCAGTTGCTATTTTTGCAATATTAGATGAACCAAATAAGTCGTAATTTGTCGGCATTTTTCCGTTTGGTCTTTGTTTTAAATGACTTGCAACCACCACTGGTATTCCATCATTCTTCCCTAATTCTCTTAATTTTTCCATAAGAGTCGTAATTTGTTGGTGCTGCGCCTCTGGTCTATCGAAGTTGAAATAATGGATGTGGTCAACGAAAACAATGTCAACACCCCACTCTTTGATGTGATTTAAAAAGTTACTAAATTCATAAATATTAGGGATTTTTTTATTATTAAACATTAATAGTTTTTCATCACAAATATCGCCAATCTCTGCCATTGCATTATATAATTCATCACTAACTCCATCTTTCATAGCTTTTAGTATGCTGTAAGATTTCCCAGTTTTAATCCCGATTTGTCGGCAAGCGTTCCGTAAAATGAAATCTCCTTTATCATTTTCAAAATCAAAGTAAGCTACTTTCTTGCCTTGCTTCATGCAATTTAAAGCGATTTCACCAGATAGCTCTGATTTTCCACAACCTGTATCAGCTCCAATAACTAATAGCGTTGTGTCAAAGATTCCTCCAAAAACACTATTCAGCTCTTTGTATGGATATTTAACAAACGATTCTTTTGATGAGTCTAAGTCCTCACAAAGATTTTTAATAACATCTTTTGAATCTTCGAAAAATCCCTCTGGCAAGTCTCTTAGGTTTACATAGTGATATTCCCATAAATCCCTATAAGTCTTCGCTCTCTCGTTCATTAATTCGTCTAAAGTTCCTACAGCATCAAATAGCGAAAATCCGTTCCCTGTATATCTTTTTTCTATCAAACCCTTGAAATATTTATATATATCTGCTTTTAATTCAAAATCTATTTGATGGTCAGCGAATAGTAATATCTGATTTGTCTCAATACCCTTCTTAAATTCCGTAAGCGTTATTTTTTTATTATTCATATTGTTTTGCTTTATCAAATACTGACATTCTCTTTGGTGCCTCAACTATTGTTATCTCTTCCTCCCAACATCTCTGATTAATCCAAGTAGATAGATTTTTCCAACTAGGAATGAACTCTTTTCTAAGTTTTAATTGTTCGCGAGATTTAATCTGTTTTGTAATTATTGATTCTAATAGAGGTAGAATTGTTTTCCAGTCTTTATGTTTTTTCTTAAAATTATTAAACTCTGTTTCGTTTCCGTTCTTAGTTCCTAAATATTTTTTTCTAAATAAATCAAAACTCTCTAAGTCTTTCTCACACATAGTTTTCTTTTCACTTCCCTTCCCTTCACTTCCTTTCACTTCTGTGTGCGGGTAACCCGCAACTATGATACCTATCGCATTTGAGTTAAATTTAACATTTTTCTTTGCCATCTGCAAACTATCCCTCCAAACTAGCTCTAAAATATCTCCCGCATTTGTATCTAAAAGCTCCACATTTCCCCCTGATGCAAGTAAAAAAATAGAGTCAAAAAACCAAAGTCTGTCTTTTGGTGTTAATCTGTCTAATTGTTTTTTATACCGAAGTGGTATTCTGATTGTTTCCATTATTATTGGGTTTAGTAAGTATAGTATTTCTTTCTCGCTTTAAATTAACTTTTTGACCATAAGTAAAATTATTTACCATTTCTATAAAAGGCAAATCGTTTTGATAAGTATCGGATAAAGCTGAAAGTATTTCGGTTTTAGTTGGTATGGTCATCTGTTTCATTATATATGAAGTAATTAGTTTTTGCAAGTTTATTATCTTTGATTTCATTACATAGGAAAGGTTTGACTTTCAGTATTAGGGTAGGCGTGTACTGACGCCTCGTTTTATCTTCCTGCCTTTGGGTCTTACTTATAGCTTTCGCAACATCTTTTTTATGTAAGATACAGAGTAGGCTCTCTGGCAGAATCCCGAGAAAGTTCCCCTAATATTTATATTAACGGTTCACTGCCCGCCACTATGTAATGAAATCAAAAAGAACAACTCGAAACCAAGTGTAGCACACCTTGAAACCAAAGTCAAATCTTTTATATTCCAATCCTGTATGGTATGCAGTCAGGAATCATTTTGAACATCAAAACGTCCAGTATTTTACTTAATAAAGTGTCAATTCTAAATCAATTAAGATGGCTGTAGCCTATCTAGATAGATTCCCACCTATAGTAAATTTTTCACATAGGTGAACATTAAAAAACCCTGCAAATTGCAAGGTTAATTGAGCCCGAAGGTTGGAATGAAAATTTCGTGAGAGAGATTTCTAATAAAAGTATATCAGATAGTTATATCAAAGTCAAATCTATTTGAACGTAACCTCCTTAAGTATTTAACCAAAAAAACCTATTCTCAGGGGTTACAATTTAATTATATCCATAAATAACCATAAATCAAACACGAAATATTATATTGATAACTTTATTTGCAACCTGAGTTGCATATTTTGCGATATGTTCATCTGTACTGAGCACGTCTAAAGCGATTTCATCTATATTGCTATACTCTAATTTATAAGCCTTTTTGACCTCAGTTATTTGTTCGTTTAATATATCTTTATATTCCACAAAAACATCAAACATAAATCGTTCGTCATCAGTCAGTTTTGATTCCATGTATTTATACTACACTATTATGTAACTTTGTCTGAGTTTTTTTCTAGGAAATCACTCCAATTTCCATTCATGCAATCTTTACATATACTAAAGAACGCATCTCCTTTTGCCTCTTCCGACTTACATGTGTCACACGCATTGTCATTCATCCATTTACGAAACCTTTTTCCTTCTTTTGTGCTCATCTTATATGTTATTAGGTAATTGCATTATGTATTACGCTCTCGGTCAGTTAGTCTTGATTCCATGAGCCGAGCATATCTATTCAGCTCAAATGCAAATTATTCTACTAGAACTCTCCTTTATATGCTTTACGTCTTGCGTCTCTAACCCAATCAGAAACCATTTCAAGCTCTTCAAGTAATCGGTCTTGTTTAATTCTTTCAATTTGGTCGGTCGTATGTTTTTCTGCATTGTTTGCATCAAAATCATTAGATTCCCTCTCACCTCTTTTTTCAGTTGAGCGAACGGTTCTTTGTTCTTGTGGTAAAGAATAAAGTAATTCAACAATTTCATTGACCTTACCAATAGTTACTGGCTCGATGTACTTTTTTAATAATGATGTCATATGATTTGGGTTATTTAATTTAATTATACTCCTTTAATCTTTTTTTGTAAAATTATTTACCTTGTTTTTAGTTTTATCTTTTTCTACATCAACCAAGGATTTCTTCCAAGCAATAGTTTTAGCTATTTTTTCACAATTCCGAAGTTCTTTTTCTCTTGAATACATTATTTTTTATTATTATATTTTCTAAACATCTCCATTGTTTCAACCCTTGTTATTAATTCACTTGGTCTTTCTCCATTTGAAACTCCATTCTCTATAGCCCAATCAATAGCAATATTTTGCCATGTTCTGTTTGGTGGCATAACATAAGGCGCTGAATTATCCTGAAAATGTGGCTTATCTATAAACCCTGTATGTGACCACAAATCATACCCCCAATCTAAACCGTATTTATTAGCGATTTTAGCCACCTCCTGCCATTTTTTATGGTTAAATGGGTATAACACTCCATCATTAAATGCAATGTCTATAGCGACCCCTTTCTGGTGCATACTTTTATCATTAACTCCATCTATCCATGTGGCAATGTTGCCAGATATAGTTCTCCCCTTTGAATATAAATATTTTTGACGTTCAATCGTTCTGAATGCTTCGGTTATAAAAACATTATTTGCTTCGGCTAAAAAAGGTTTCACTTGATTTTCGTAAAACTCTTTATTTAATAAGGATGTATCTCGACTTGCTTCGATATTCATATATTATATAGTATTATTAAAAGAAAAACTAAGCCCCAAACGAGGTAATTATTTTTTTCTAAATTCATTTGTTTTGTTTACTAGACCAGTTGAAACAAGTCCAGTGGATACTCCCTCTATAATAGCGGCGATACTAAATCCTTTTTGACCAATTACGAGTAATACACCAATAATGAGTGCAGCTAGCGGCAAGAAGTTTGATTGAATTCCCAAGCCTTTTAATACTTGTGTTATTCCTACGATTACAGCTCCGTTTTCTACTAAATTCATTTTTTTGAAATTAAGATATATGTTATTTTAATTATATCGCTAAAAGTAAAATAAAACAAATCTTGTTCTCCTTTATTTTCTATTAATCTCTCTTATAACATTTTCAAGCCCCCCAAGAACCTTATTTGTCGTGTCTTGTGCTTCAAAATGTCTATTGCTTAATTCCCTTGATTCGTCTCGCCACTCCTTTCTCTCTACTTTGTGTGAATTTGTAAATGTTATAAATAAATAAGTCATAACTAAAACCATCCCTGTTGGGAAACCGTACTCTGCAAAGGCTTTTAATACAAAGGATTCCATTTTATTTTAATTCTTTGTAGTGTTTATAGAGTCTCACACTTGCCCAGATATTTAATATTAAGATGGGAATTCTTATGTACTGAAAAACAACCGCGGTTGAATTATCTAGGCTCAAGAAAGACCAAAGCCCAAAAAGAATAGTGACTAAATAAATAGATGCGTCTGTTAGAAATACATACTTCACTTTATTCGCCAATAAGTTTTTTGATTTGCCGAAAAAAAAGAAGTGAGTTAGTGCTAGAGCTATACCGCAAACACTTATTAGAATCGTGGCGATTCCTGCTAACTCTGAAGCTGCTGATATTAAGTAAAATTGCATATATTATTTTATTAATCAATTATATTATAACAGAATTTAAATTTTATTGTTAATTTGTATTGCGTTATCATGCTATTCCAGTTATTAATCCGTTTTTAACCGTTACAGTATCACCATCTCCGTTTACAAAAGTTCCTGTAAAAAGAGTATCGGCAGCAGATGGTAACGTTGGGATTTGTACGTTCTCTGTTCCGTTATTTATAAATAGTTCGTTTGTATCGCTAGTAAAATGAAGCTCAGATTTCTTTGCCAACCCCTTGGTACGCACACTGTTTATATTTGCCTTTAATCCTAACTTTAGGACTATTCTGTAAACGATATTATTTAATAATTTACTCATGATGTTATTCTACCTAACGAAATTACAGGACTATCAGGGTTTAAATCAAAAAATCCATTGTCTGGGTCTACATATAATGGGTCTAGCGTTATAACATTTGTTCCCCCTAAAGAATAATTAGCATTATGAAAACAAGAGTTAG